GCGCCAACCATATAAAAACCCAACGGATAAACGAATTTTAAAACAACTTTCTAAAGGAAAAACAGGCGCGAAACTTTACGACTGGTGGGAAATTGACCAAATAAAAAATGTAAGCAATGAAAAAACCGCTCACCCGTGCCAAATACCCGAGGAAATTATTAGACGAATCATTTTAACCACGGCGCAAGAAAATCAGTTAATCATTGATGTATTTGCTGGAAGTGGTACCACATTAGCCGTAGCTAAGAAATTGGGATTTGATTCGATTGGTTACGAAATTGACGAAAATTATTGTGCAATTATAGAAAATAGATTAAACACTTTATTTTGATATGAGAATCTTTAAAAACTCCGATGGCTCGTTTGACATCGTAAACACTAACCGCGTTTTGTTCCACGCGAAAAATGGAACTTGTAAGGTAATCGGGCGAGTAAACGATCGCTGGCGCACCGCCAGTAAACAAGTGTACTCGCTCCCGGTAAGTATTCACAGGTTCAAAGCATTAATCGAAAAGGCCGTAATATGACACAAGAGCTATTTAATAAATCAAAAAACAAACGAGGTTACATTTACTTATGTGAAATGGAAACCGGGTATTTTCTTCGAAAAGCGAATGAAACCGAATATTTACCTGAAAAATTATGGAAGTATGGTAAAACGGTAAACCTCCAAAATCGAATGAAACTTTATGGCGAAAATTATAAGTTAATTCAAAGTTGGGAAGTTGATCACTTACCGCTCAGGGAAAAACTCATTAATTGGGATCATGAAATTACCGAGGATAGGGAATGGCAACAAAAGCCCAACCATTGGGAGCATGTCGAATTTGATTGCTTTAAAATTGTTGAATATTACGCCACGGCACAAATAAACTTAGTGCGAGAATTTGGGCGCTGGAATATCAAAGTTAACGGCACCAAGGAAAGCCCTCATTTTTTTACCACCGCTGGGGCTGATGAAACGATGTTAATGAGCATAATCAAAATGTAATATGAAACGTTGCAAGGTTTGTAAAACACCGTTTACCCCAACTTATTCGAGCCTTCAGGCCACTTGCGTAAAACCTCAATGCCTTATTGAATGGGGGCGAATGGCTGAGCGCAAAAAAGCAAAGCGGGAAATTCGGCAAATGCGCGAGAATATTAAGAGCGTGAGCGCGTACCGCCGTGAGTTGCAAAAGGTATTCAACGAATTCATTCGCCTCAGGGATTCAAAAGAGCCCTGTATTTCTTGCGGAAAACCGCTCCCCGTGAAATACGATGCTGGGCACTTTTATTCGGTTGGTAGTTACCCCAACTTGAGATTTAACGAGGACAACGTTCACGCGCAATGTGTGGAGTGTAACCAGCACAAACACGGCAACTTGCTCGAATACGCCCCGCGACTAACCGAGCGAATCGGATTTGAGCGGGCGAGTAAGTTAATGGTGCTGAGAAACGAACCCCTGAGGCTTTCACTTGAGGAAATCAAACAATTAATTGAGCACTACAAATGCAAAGTGAAGACCCTAAAGTTACAATCCTAAAACGCGAGTTGTGGATTCTCACCGTTCACCGCTCGCTCAGGCCATGCGTGAAGGATAACGCGCGAATGTGGGAAATTATGGCCGAACTTTACGAGCTCACAGGCGATGAAATTTATAACTTAAAAGCAAAATAAAAATAGTCAGGTGGCGGAGTGGCTTAATGCTGAGCATACATAGAGTGGATGGGTGGTTTGTATGGAACCGACATTGTACCCATTTGCCCACAGGTTCGAATCCTGTCCTGACTACTAATTTAAAACCCAAATAAAATGAGTAATTTCGAACAAAAAGAGGGGCAAGGTTCCCTATTCAAAAACGAGAAAAAAACCGCACCGAATCAGCCCGATTATCGCGGTGAATTGAAATGGCAAAACCAACTTTTAAAAGTTGCTGGCTGGGTGAAGGAATCGAAGACAGGAAAAAAATTCCTCAGTTTGAAAGTTGAGGCAATCGACACAACGAGCGCGAGTTTTAAGCCCGAGAAAGTTGAGAAACCTGAAAGTAATGACGATTTACCCTTCCAATTATGAAACCGAGAATGTACGATTTCGCCACCGTGGCAAAAATTATGAAGTTGCGAAAAGAGCGCCATGAGTTATTGTGGTCGAGTAACGCCAATGATATTCGAAAACACAAAGCAATAAGCGGTGAACTTTTCCAACTTACAGGAAATGAAATTTACCTGAGGTTTTAAACCTCGAAGTGAGGCAAATCGCGGAAGTTTTTCCAATTGCCGCCCCACTTTACTACACCATTGAAATTGGCTTTCACAATAGCCGCAAATTTCTCGAATAATTCGGGGCTCCAGTCAAGAGCCCCGTTTTCGTTTTTAAACGCAATGTCGAACGCCTGAGCGGGTTTGCGGTTATGCTTGCCGTTGGCTTGAATGTTCGTGACTATTTTACCCGGAGCGGTTCGGCCTTTCGCATAAAGAGCCATTTGTTCCTCGTTACTCCTAAAAGTGCACGTTAAAAATGGCTGGGGGTCGCTGGGGTATTGCAACCGAAACTCGCGAGCGGCCAAAGTGTACGCCCGTTGCAGTCGGTAATCGCAATCTTTCAGGTTACGGCTTGGCATTGTGCAATAATTTATCTTTCATGGCTGAGCCTCTTGAGCTCCCAACGTAGTAAGCAAAAATCGAGGTACCAATTGAGAGCACCGAGCCAAAAGTCATATCGGCAAGGCGTTGATTCTCGATGGGTATAACGACAAAGATTAACGAGAGCACCACGCCAACGGTTAAAGTGAGGCCAACAATGACCACGGCACCCATCAGCCAATCTCTTTTTCCCGTGGCGTTCAAAAAAGCGGCCTCTCTTACCCGCGCCGAATCGCGATCGGCAACCTCGGCTTTATAATACTCGAGCTCGGTTTGCATATCGAGCCTCGTCATCTCGAGCTCAAAGTTTAAACGCATCTTTTCGAACTCCAAAGCGAGGGCGTTATGCTCATCACTTTTATGCTTTTGGCCGTTGAGGTACGCGCCCACCGTTTCCAGCGCCTGAATGCCTGTAATATCGCCCGCTATTTCGAGAATATCGCCCGCAACAGGCTTTACCTTATCCCGAATAAATACGCCGAATTTTGAGCCCTTAATGCGCTCGCCAACGGGTTTTTTATTGGGGTTTTTTTTGCTCATTTTTTGGGCATGAAAAACGAAAGGATACCAGTAAAAATCCTTTTGTAGTTACTCATTACATAGATGAACATTTTTTCACCCATAAGAGTAGCCATTGGCACCGCCCAAGTCGATTCGGACTCGTGACCGTGCAACTGGCAATAAATCGCAGTCTGATAACCGCAAAAAACCGAGAGGCCGATAACGGCAACCCATTGCATTACTGAGAGCGCTCTTTTCATGTATATTTCATATGAAATTTTGCCGAGTATACCGATTATAATTCCCATAACCCAACTCGCCGAATCGCTCACTATTTCGGAAAGATATTCGAAAAAACTCATTTGGTTTTTTTGGTTTTAGATAGCAATTGTTTTTCGTAGCGTTGTAACGCTTCGAGGTATAAACGGCGTTTTGAGGCGGTTTTACTTTCAGTCTTCATTAAGGAATCTGATTAATTGAGTTGTAACGCGGCCCTGTTCGTGAGCTCGCAGTATTGCCACTCGAGAAAATATAACTCGCCGAACCCTTACGCCAGCCGAGCGGGGCACGTTGAGGCCATTGGTTATTCGAATACTCGGGTAATAAACTCGAATTCGCGCACAACCAATCTACCATTAGGCTGGTGTAATACTCGGCGTTTTGTTGCCAGCGCGCGAGTTGATCCTTAAAAATCACATCGCCCACGGGGGTTGAATCCTCGGAGGTACGTTGTACCATAGTCCCGTTATCCACTTTGTAAGTTAATGTAGGGGCCGCCTCAACCATCGTCCACCACAACACAACTCGGCGGGCGTAATCCTCAACTAATGTTTGGTACGCCCCCGCGAGCGTGTTATTTTCAATATCCGTTTTAATCTTTTCGTAAAGGCTGGTGCCCAAATACGGCGAGAGGTGTTTATCCTGAGCCAAATAAATGGAGGGGTAAAGTAGGTTAGGGTCAACCGCCCCATTTATATTGGTGTACTTTTTAATGTACACATCGGAAATCAAAAGTATTTCAGCCATTGTTTTTTATCTTCTATAATTTTTTCCCTCTATTCCATAAACGGGGTTCGTTGGTAAAAACCCGTTGTAATCCATGTCGATTGGAAGCAATGCCACCAGTTCATCGTTTTTCACGCGGTAACCCATCTTAGCCGCTTTTGCTACCGCTATTCTCTGAGCATCGTTGGCGAGTGGGTTTATTCCTTTGGCGTTAATGAACGTTTCTTTTCGCCATGCATGGTTGCAATTTCCTCCGCCCTTATAAAGCCATATCGAATAATAATCGGTTCCATTTGGCCCCCATTTAGGGTTTACCGCTTTGTTTTCCATTGCCTCGATATCCTCTTTTCGGTAAAGTTTATCGGCCGCCAGCATTTTAGCGCAAAATGGGCGATTACTCGAAGATCTTCCAAAGTAGCGGTAGCGAGTCATAAAGGTAACGCCCGCGTAATTGGTTTCGTCTTGATCGCTTGGCGCCATCGCTTTTGCCGAACCTGTGGAAACCGCCAGTTCGTGCGCCTCGATTTTCAATAATTCCTCGTTTTCGAGATCGTCATTCTCGTAGTCTACCTCGTAACTATCGATTAAGATATAACCCTCGGGCGCATCCTCACCGAGGGCGATTAATTCCTCGGCAACCTCCGAACTCAATTCGACATTTTCCCCCTCAGCGGAGCAACAATCCTTTTTTTTTTCAGCCTCAAATTGGGCGGCGAGCGCTGGCGTTACCGCCGTGGCCACTTGCATTTTTAGAGGGGTGTTTGGTACCACGGTTATTTTGATGCCGGGCATTTCAAATGACAAAACCTCTTCAAACGCTTTTGATATTTTGCGTTGAGCGGGCTCGATAACCTGATTAGTGAAAATCTCAAGGCCAACCGCCATTTCGTCTTTATTCGAACCGAATCCCGTAGCGACATCGCGAATTCCAAAAAGTAAAGGAGTGGTTACGCGGTGCGCTACCATTATAAGCGAGGTCGATTCGGTGCTCAAAAATTGGTATTGCTTATCGGCATCAGAAAGCGGAAAGGTTATTATATCGGGTTTCGGCGTATCCCTCTCGTTGAAAGTCATTATAAACTTACCCGCGTTTTTTGCCCCTGTTAACTCACGCTCCCAATCGCGTTTGATGTCGTTTTGCTGGTCGGGGTCGGGCGCACCCTGAAACATCGAAACAATAAAGGAAGGCATTAAGCCATTGACGATATTGTTGATGTGATAAACGCTGATTTCCTTAGCCAGTTCAATGGAATTGATCGCCGAGTAATAATCGGGGCGCGGGTAAAATTGCCCCGAGGTATAATTGAAACAATAATAAATCTGACGAGGTTCCTCGCTCTTTTTCGCCACGTTGTAAAGCGGGATAAATTCGGGTTTATTCCTTTTACGCTTTGGAGCCGCCCAATCATTCGAATGCCATACGCCCCCGATTTCTTCATCTTCGCCACTCACGCCAAGCCTACATTCCTCAAATGGAATATGGCGCAACCTCGCCACGCTCTCGCGGTCGTAGGTGTATATAACCTCCATGTAAAAGCCGCCGTATTTTTTGTAGTCATGGGCGCAACCATAAAAAACCTCGTAAGCATCGAGCTCAGTTAAACGGCGGTTGTAAACGCCAGCCTCAAGATTCTTTCCCGCGATCATATCGCCAATGGAAATACACAAAGAACCGTGAACCGCGCCCGTTTGCGCGAGCTCTCGGAGGTACTGGGGGAAAAGATTGTTTACCCCGAAATTCACCCACCCGCCGCGGTCGGTTTTCTCGGCTGAACTTATAACCGTGTAATCGGCGAGCTTCACACTTACCGAACTTTTGTATTTATCCATTGTAAATAATATCGTCGTTTATTATAATAGTGGGCACATCGTAGAAAGTGGCGTTATCAGTCATATCCAGCCATCCAATACGGCACAATCCCACAACTGATGCATCCAACGGGTTCAAATTTACGGCTGAATTTTGGCCATAAACCTCGTACCTGTAACGCCCCGAAAGGTCGAGCGGCACGGTCGTAATTATGAGCGTTGTGATGCGCTGATTTTCGTTGAAAATAGAGGCCACCTGAGCGAGGTCGGTTCCTGTTGTGGAATTTTCCTCATGGGTTAAAATTAGCAAATAATGAGTGAACGCGGTTGCGAAATATTGGCGGCTCTCGTTTAACGAAAGTCGCAGTATTTGGCCAGTTTGATTTGTCGCTAAATAGTTCATCTTTACAAAAAAGGGGCGGGCAAACACCCACCCCGTTTTAATTTAACCCAAAATCGATTCTTATGAATTCACAACGGTAATCCCTGTGAAGTTGTCGAAAGGCACCGAGGTATACGCCTCGAGGAAATCGGGTTGACCCGGCTCCTGAGCATTCAACGTAAACTGGTAACCGTTCAAATCGCCTTTCGCCTTACCCGATTGGTATGAACCAGTCGTGAGGAAAGCGCCATCGGTACGACCAACGCAAACGATTTGATCGTCGTAAAGTTGAACGAACACAATCAATTTCGCCTTGCTCATATTCTCGAGCTCTTTCTTTTTTGTGTTCGACAATTTGCCGAGAGTTACCTCAACCGATTGGTCGTAATAAAGCGTTCCGTTTTCAAGGTTCGCGGTAGGCACAATTGTAACCGCTCCCGTGTTGCGGTTTGGTTGGTATTGGAAAACATCAACGCTTCCAGCGGTGCCCGGTAGGCCGTCAATTAATCCAGTTGCTGGGTCGATGGTCACGCCACTTGAGAAAAATTCCCAGTTGGCAATGTATACGTTTTTAACGCCGCCGACCCCTTCGTTACATTCGAGGAGGAACCCTCTTTCAAGTAAACAAGCCATGTGATTATTTTTTTAAATGGGGGCTTTTACACCCCCGTTATTTTTAATTAGAACCATGTTCCGTAAGCGGCAATTTCGTTGCCGATTCCGAACTGAGCACCAGCGAAAAACTTAGCTGAGAAACGAACGTTGTCCTCGGCAAATTGGCCCATGTCCACAACCTGAATGTTATTCCAGTCGCTGAGGATGTTTGTACCGAACCACAAGTTTGATTTCTGAGCCATTACGATGGTGTCATCGGGCATACCCGGGCAAATTGCCAACTGATAACCCAAATAAGATTTAGGCATCTCAGGGCCACCATAAGTATACCAGCCATTACCAGCCGCCGCGCTCGCTTGCATGAATGCCTCCCACACGTTTTGCGCGATGTAGATCACAGGCTTTTCGGTTGAACGCTTCACCGCCGTTGGAGCGGTTGCAACGGTAGCCGCGATTTTCGCGATTACGTTTGTTGAGTCGATAGCTACTGGAGTTGAAACAAACAAAACGCCCGAACCGCCCGCGTTCATCAATGTCAAAAGACCATCGTACTCACCAGCGGTTGCGTTTGCACCAGTCCACAAAATTTCCTCGTTTTTCGCGGCCATACCCTCGAGCATGTTAGCGATCAACGTTTCGGCCAATGCTGGCTCGAGCTCGCCGTTTTGAACGTAGTTAGCGCCCCAGTCAGCAAGGAAAGTGTTCTTACACAAGTTGCGCTGAACTTGGAATTTCTCAAGTGTCAAAACGCGCTCGGTAATTGTCACGGTGCCAAGTGGCGTGAAGTCGCATGTAGGCGCTTCAAACGTGATATTGTCAACAAGCTTTTTTACGATTTGCTTGTAATCGATGTTCTCTTTTACGGTAACGTGTTGCAATGATTCGTTCGCGAGGAACGCCGCCTTAATATACTCACCAGCATATTTTCCAGCGTAAGTTGTAGTTAACGAAGTAGTCGTAGCCATAGCTAATTTTTATTTAATGTTTTCGATATTTTTGATAATGCGCTCGCGCAATGTCATTTGAGAAAAAGGCTTTTCCTTTTCGGTGTTCAAAGCCACGCGAGTTTTGTTTTCCTTTACTGAAGGTGCGGCGGGTTGTTTTCTGAGCGCGCTGAGCTCAGCCTTAGTCGTGTTCAATTGCCCAGCAACTTTGTCCTTTTCAGATTTAATTGCGGCCAATTCAGCGGCGAGAGTTGTGTTCTCACCCTCAAGTGATGACACGCGCTCGGTGAGCTTTTCGATGGCGTTTAGGAGGTCGACTGAACTCATTTCTTCCTCCATTTCGGGAATGCCCATTTCGGCGATTTGCCCCAGTTCGTTCACATCAATGAACTCACCCGTTTCGAGCATGTAACGACCCTGAGCCGCTGGCACGTTATTACCCTCGGAATCTTTGGTGTAGACATCAACGCCGATGGCAAATGATTCGGCGCTCGTATAAATAGGAGTGCCATCTTTCAATTTACCTTCGGTTTCCAATGCCACCTCAGTTTCGAGGTTAATACCATATGCCTTAGGGTCAACGGCGAACTTTTGGAAAATCGCCTTAATTGATTCTTTCAAATTTGACATTAGTATATTATTTTGTTGAAAAAACGGAATCAAAACCGTTTTCCCTTTTTCGTACTATTGTCAACGATTCGAAAGATGTGTGGTAAGTGATGTTTATTGTGCAAAAAAGCCCCCTCGTTTGGGGGCTTTCTTGTTTACCACTAAACTCTATACTTAAATTAATCGAAAAGCCCAGCAACCAAAGCGCTTATCTCGCGCAAAATTTCAGCCTCTAAATCTACTGCGTGCATTTGAACGGCGAGCTCGTTAAAATGCCCCTCAATTGAAAAGCCTTTGAACGTGCCCTCTTTTACCTCGTTCCAAATTTCGTCATCGGTAATGCTTACCCCAACAATCCATGAACCAACGGGAGCCGTTAGCCCGAAATGGTAGGCCTTATCCTTTTCCCCTTCAATCAACCAACTTTCAACCACAGGGCAACCCATAACCGAAAATTCGTGCTCGAGCGTTGTGTTATGCTGGAGGTTTTTCTTCAGGTACAAATGCGCGCACTTGGCGATCGTGGCGGCATCGAAATAAATATAATAGTCCTCGCCCGTGTTTTTATCGATTCGCAAAATGTACTTATTCGGAATCAGCGCGGGGCCGTAGAGCATGCGCCTTTCGCTATTCACGCTCGCGAGTTTCACCGCGTTGAGTGCGATGAAATTTTCTTCGATAGCTGGGAATTCAACGAGGGATATCGCACCCACTCCGAGTTTACCGCCTTCATCAATAACGCACTTTACTATTTTCTTTTTATCCATTTGTTTTTTATATTAGCCTCGAAAATTTTCCATTTTCGATTAATTTTAGTCATTAAGCCCTTACAACGGTGGGGGCTTTTTGATTTATAAACGGCTCAAGTCCTCAACTTTCGAACGGGCTTCCATGCTCGATGCAATATCGGAGGCCAAAACGTAAGCGGGTTGGATTTGCCCCGGTTGGTTGTCAATGCCTAAATTTCCAAGTGGGTTGAATTGTGGAACGCCACTCGATGCAACGCCAGTCGCGGCCAACTCACCACCGCCACCGAGGCCACCTGTTGAGGTGTTATTTCCACCGCTCGGAGCTGGGCTCGAGAAAGTGGTGGCCTTAATTTTTGCAATGTTCGCCAAACCCGCCGCGATGGCCGCCGCCGCCGCGATCGCCCCGCGTACAACCGAGGTAGGGTCACCGGGTATAACCTGTGAGGCGTAAGCGCTCGTTGCACTTTGGTAAGTGTTAACCGATGTTTGTGCGATTTGGAGCGCCTTATTGCGTTGGAACGCTTTCTTTTGGCTCGCCTCACTCTTACCCGAAAACGCTTCGTTTAAAGATAGGAGCGTTGAAATTCCATCCGCCGCCGATTTGGAAACCATGTCGCTGGTTTTCATAAAGGCATCGAGTTTATCTTGTTGCGCTTTGTCATCAGCCGCCTTTTCAGCATCGCGATACTCTTTATTTATTCGCTCGATTTCCTCGTTACGCTCAGTTGTGAGTTGAGCGGTTAGCGTGGCGTTACCCTGAGCGATTAAAAGTTTAGCATCGTACTCAGCCGTTAAGTCTTGCAGTTCTTTTGCCTTTCGCGCTTCATTGGCCGAAAGGTTTCGAATGCGAATTTCCTCCGAGAGTGCGAATTGTTGATCTTCGAGTTTAATCCTTTCCTCGTTGGCCTTTGCCGCCGCCGCCGCGTTATCCTCCGCGAGCTTTGCATCAGCCGCCTCCTGAGCCGCTATTTCATCAGCCGTGTATTTATCGCGTATGGCTTGGCGGTCGAGGAATTGTTGCTCTTCGAGTTGAGTAATGAGCTCGGTATTTTTACCAGCCTTTTCAACGAGTTGCTGGTATTTTAGTTCGACCTGTCGCAATTCGCGATCCTCAGCGCTGAGCGAGTTTTGGAATCTCGTTTCCTCGGCTTGCTTTATCGCATCACTTACCTCAGCCTCGCGAGCCTTTCGAGCCTCAGCCGCTTGCTTTGCTTTTTCCCGTGCTTTTTCAGCCGCTTGCTCGGCTTTCTCGAGCCTCTTTTCTTCCTCTTTTGCCGCATCCTCGCGCGTTTTTTGAACGGCGGCGGCTTCTTCCTCGGCCGCCTTAATTGCGGTTTCGGTGTTTTGGTCGATTAACTTTTTTCTCGCCGCGATTTGCTCGCTGGTTAGCTTCACGCCCTTTTTTTCGAGAGCGTTTATATCAGCGATTAACTTGTTATTGTCGTTGATTTCCTTTTGACGATA